TGGCACAAGCCCGTTCACGCTCAACTTCTGGCAGGCTGGTGCATCTTGGCTCCGATCTGTGGCGCGATGACATGGAGGCCCCACATCTGGATGACAGCTCAACGAGGCGCTGGCAAGTCGTGGATTCAGGACCACTTGATTCAGCCGCTTTTAGGGCCGTCTGCGATGATGGTTCAGGGCAGCACAACTGAGGCCGGTATACGCCAAAAGCTAAAGCAGGACGCACGGCCCATTGTGTTTGATGAGGCCGAAAGCGAAGACCACAAGAGCCAAAACCGTATGCAGACTGTTATCGAGTTGGCACGGCAGTCATCCAGTGACAGCACTGCAGAGATTATCAAGGGCACAGTAAACGGAACCGGCATGGCCTTCCGTATGCGATCCATGTTTCTGCTTGGCTCGGTTAACGTGTCATTGTCTCAGGCAGCAGACGAGTCTCGGTTTTCGGTGCTCTCGTTGGCAACACCAGAAAAAACGCCAGAGGAGATTGAGCGTTTTGACCATTTCGCCAAGCGAGTAGACAACACCTTAACGCCTGCTGTGTGTGCTTCAATCCGGGCGCGTGCTTACCGGCTCATGCCAACAATACGGGTAAACGCTCAAACTTTTGCCAGAGCTGTTGCTGAAGAGCTTGGCAGTCAACGCCTCGGTGATCAGGTCGGTACGCTCATTGCTGGAGCTTGTGCATACTATCGAGACGACGAGATAAGCCTTGAAGACGCTCGAAAGTGGGTTTCTAATATGGATTTCTCGGACGCCAAAGAAGCGGAACAGGTGAGCGACGAGGAAAGCTGTCTTCAACGCATACTTCAAAGCCAGGTCAGGTTTGATTCTGATCGTGGACAACTGGCTCGATCAGTTGGCGAGGTTGTTGACGCCGCAAGTGGTAGTGAGGTTATCGGCGGACTTACCCAAGCTGATGCCAATGACGTTTTAAAGCGATACGGTTTAATGGTCGATGGAAGCAATTTGACGGTTGCGAACAAGCACGCCGAGCTCGAAAAGCTACTAAAAGACACGCCATGGGGTTCTGGATGGCGTCGAATTTTGGGCAGAATACCTGGCGCTCATCCGTCGATTGACGTTGTTCGGTTTGCGGGAACTAGAAGCAGGTGCATACGAATACCTTTGTCATTTGTAAACTAATCTCATTAACCGTACACACTAAATTTAACTGTGACGCCCCGTTCAGACTTCTGTGACGGGGTTTTTGTTTTTATATCAGTGGTTTACGCTAGGCGTCACGAACGTCACGGCACACTACGCGACAAAGCCCCTCTAAGGATAATAAGTATTGTGATCACAAAATACACAGTCTCCTATATATATATAATATTCTTGTTGCAAATGAGACTATTGTGACAGCGTATTGAAAACAAAAGAAAAATAGGCGTCACACAGGCGTCACAGAAAAAAACAACTGTGACGTATAAACCCTTTACAAACCACCCCATCAAAGCTATAATGTTTCCAAACCAATAACCGGAGACACCAAATGACAAAACCAGACGCAAAGTGGCTTGAAGATTTAGTAGCCGAGCACGGAACTTGCACAGCGGCGGCCAGGGCAATCGGGTGGACCCAGCCATCCATTTCAAACCGGATCAAAGACAACCCCTACAGCGCCGTGGTTATCGACGGGGAGCTGTATATCAAGTACCCTAACCATAAGATGACCGGGCCGAAATCGAAGAGGGCGGCATGATCTTACTGGCTTTGTACCTTGGCGGCTGTATACCCATGGCTGTGTTGAGCTACCAGGAATTTATGGAAGGCGTATGTACCTACGGGGATATGCTGTTCAGTACTTTTGGCTGGCCGGTGTGGATAATTCAGGAATTGTTTGAGCCGAGGGACTGAGCATCAGCGCCTGCTCCGGCGTTAAGTAGGAGACGCGGCCTTGCCACAAGAACGCGCTCGAAAAGTGGCACTTTTGCCCTGCTTTGCGGGGTGTTTTTTATGGGGTATACTTTAGGCATGGCTAGACCAACAGTAATGACACCAGAAACAAGAACAGCAATCTGCACTGAGTTGGCAGGTGGCAAGTCTTTGTCTGAAATTTGTCGGGATGAATCCTTTCCTTCAAGAAGCACGGTTCTTCTCGCAGTGGTTGATAATCGCGACGGTTTTCGGACAGATTACATGCGGGCGCGAGAGGCTGGAGGCTTCAGCCACGCTGACACGATTGTTGAAATAGTCCAGGCAGTAGGCAACGGACAGTACGAGCCTTCTCAGGCTAAGGTCATGATGGACGGGCTCAAGTGGGCAGCCGAGCGAATGGCACCTAAGCACCACAGCACTCGTCAGGAGATTGACCACACCAGCTCAGACAACTCCATGAAACCCGTTGACCGCGTGACTATCGAAGTAATCGATGCAGCTTCAAATAAAGGCGACTAAACCGCAGGCAGAGTTCCTGCAACTGCCTCACAAGTACAGGCTATTCTGTGCCGGTTACGGGGCGGGCAAGTCTGAGGCAATGGCGAACGCAGCGTTGATCGACGCTTGTCAATCCTCTGACGCTTTGATTGCTTGCTATGCACCGACTTATGATCTGGTCAGACTGATTACGGCTCCGAGGATTCAGGCCAAGCTCTACGAACATGGCGTCCCGCACAAACACAATAAAGCGGAAAACGTCATCTACACCAGTGCACCAAGGTGGGGCGATTTCGTTCTTAGGACGATGGACAACCCCGAGCGGATCGTAGGCTATGAAGCGTATGCCTCGCACGCGGACGAGCTAGATACGCTTAAGTTTGAGCACGCAGAGAACGTGTGGAACAAGATCGTGGGCCGGAACAGACAGCGGCCCAGTGGCATGGAAGACACGATCAACCGAGTAAGCGCGTACACCACACCTGAAGGCTTCCGGTTCGCGTATCATCGTTGGGTGTTGAATAAGTCCGACAGTTACGGGATGGTACAGGCACCGAGTTACAGCAACCCGTTCTTGCCTGATGACTACGTCCAAAGCCTGCGGGCGACTTACCCTGAAGCGTTGGTGGATGCCTACATCGAGGGGCGGTTTGTCAACCTGGCAACGGGGACAGTGTACAGCAGTTACAGCCGGGCAACGTGTCACACCGACGAGACGATCCAGCCGAATGAGCGCCTGTACATCGGCCAGGACTTTAACATTGGGGCAATGGCTTCTGTGGTTTACGTCAGGCGGGGCGAATCCATGCACGCAGTTGATGAGCTGGTAGACCTTTACGACACGCCCTCCCTGATTGACACGATCAAGCAACGGTACGACGGGCACCAGATCGTTATGTACCCAGACGCTTCTGGCGGAAGCCGAAAGACGGTAAATGCTTCCACCTCGGATATTGCCTTGCTAGAACAGGCTGGGTTCGCAGTTAGAGCACCGAGGAAGAATCCGCCAGTGAAAGACCGGATCGTTTCAGCCAATCGTGCTTTTGAAGGCGGGCTGGCTAAGGTAAACTCCAAGCGGTGCCCTGAGTATGTCCGATGTCTTGAGCAGCAGGCATTCGACAAGAACGGTGAGCCTGACAAGTCTGGCGGGCTGGATCATATGAACGATGCGGGAACCTATCCTCTGGCTTATGAATACCCAGTGAGAAAACCGGTTTCACACATCCCTATAAGTTTTGCCAGATAATGCTATCATATGCAAAAGTATCGATTTGAGGCCGAGCAATGAGCGTTAACAAGCTCCATCCAGAATATCAGGCCAACTTAGCAAAGTGGCAGAAGGTGCAGGACTGCGTCGAGGGTAGCGAGCAAGTCAAGTATCGCAGGCAGAAGTATCTACCCATACCGAACGCGACCGACAAGTCCAAAGAGAACCAGGACCGATACGCCCGTTATTTAGCAAGGGCGCAATTCGTCAACTTTACTGGTCGCACCAAGCGGGCTTTGATTGGCTCTATCTTCCGCGAGGCTCCCGTCATTGAGTTGCCCGAGGCACTTGACTATATCCGAGAGGATGCCAGCCGCAACGGGATCAAGCTTGAGAACTTGGTAAAGCAAACCACCGGTGAGGTTCTGGACACCGGGCGTGCTTTCCTGCTGGCGGATTATCCCCAGGCCGAGGAAGGGTTGACACTTGCCGAGACGATGCAGAACCGGGCGTACGTGATTCACTACGACGCCATCGAGGTCATCAACTGGCACGTCAACCAAGGCGGTGTTCTCGATTTGGTTGTGCTACGTGAGTCCGAGGAAGTGCAGGAAGGCACCGACTTCGACTACGTGAGTGAGGCGCGTTACCGAGTCTTGATTCTGGTCGATGGGATTTATGAACAGTGGTATTACGACGAAGGCGGCGTCAAGGTGTGGGCTGCTGTCCCGCGTGATTCTTCTGGATCGACCTTCTCCGAGATACCGGGCACATGGGTAGGCTCTGAAGATAACGACGAGACACTCGACCTTAGCCCCTTGTACGACGTTGCGGATGTCAACATCGGTCACTATCGCAACAGCGCGGACTTTGAAGAGTCGGTCTTTATGGCCAGCCAGCCAACACTACACATTGACATCGGGGACACCTCTGCCGAGTTCTGGAACAAAGAGAACCCGAACGGCGTAATGATCGGTTCCACTAAAGGGATCGTCACTCAGGGCGGCGGCATGGCTCTGGTTCAAGCTGATGCGAACAACGTGGCAGATGAGGCAATGAAGCGCAAAGAGGAGCAGATGGTCTCTATTGGTGCGCGGATCATCCAGGACAACGGCGGACAGGAAACAGCAGAGGCCGCCCG